TTGTTTGAAGCCGTGCGTCATTTGATTGTCGGCGGCAATGCCCTGCTGCACGTCGGCCAGGACAGCATTCGCATGTTTGGCCTGCGGAGCTATGTCGTTGACCGTGACCCGGAAGGGAACGTCACCGAGCTGGTGATCAAGGAACACGTCTCACGGCAGCATGTGCCTGTGACCATGAGCAAAGAGGAGCAGGAGTCAGACGAACCTGTTGACATTTACACGCATGTGACGATGAGCCCGGAAGCGGATCGGGTTGATTGGTATCAGGAATATGACGGCAGGAAGCTGGCGGGCACGACAGGCTTCAGCAAAACAGAGGCCAACCCCTACATCGTCCTCAGGTTGCATCGGATTGCCGGTGAATCGTTTGGCCGCGGGATCGTCGAGGAGGCCATTGGAGATCTTCAGTCGCTGGAGCAGCTGAGCAAAGCGATTGTGCAAGGCAGCCTGCTTGCTGCCAAGGCGGTCGGGCTGGTCAACCCGAACGGAACCACCCGAGCTGATGCCGTCGCCAACGCGGAGAATGGCGCACTGGTGGCAGGGAATGCAGCAGACGTTGAGTTTGTGACCGTGGATAAAAACGCGGACTTCGCAACCGCGCTGCAGACGATGCAGATCATTGAGAAGCGGCTGAACTTTGTCTTCCTGAACAATGAAGCAGCAACGCGAGACGCTTCCCGGGTGACGGCGGAAGAGATCAGATTGATGGCGACCCAGCTGGAATCAGGGTTGGGTGGAACTTATTCAGTGCTTGCACATGAGCTGCAATTACCACTCATTAAAAGGGTGATGCACATCATGGGCGTTCAGGGGAGCTTGCCTCAAATCCCCGGAGGATTGATCCAGCCTGTTGTGCAGACAGGCCTGGAAGCTATTGGCCGCGGCAATGACAAAGCTCGTCTCACCAACTTCATTCAAACGATTGGCGCAGCCCTTGGCCCCGAGGCCCTGACGCAATACGTCAATCCGTCAGAACTGATCCGAAGGTTCGCTGCATCGGACGGCATTGATGCTGCTGGTCTTGTCAAATCCGCCGAGGAATTGCAGCTAGAACAAGCCCGACAAGAGCAGTTAATGTTGGAAGAACAACTCGCACAAGGAGTTATCCAAGGTGGAGCAACAGCAGCAGCCAATCCCCAGGCAACGGGGCCGCAAAGCAGCCAAGCCGCCCCACGAAATAGAAGACAGCCGACAGGCGGAGGTGCTCCAACAGGAGCCGTCACCGCTGCCTGAAGAGTCAGTCAACTGGGTAGGGAAAGAAGACGGCAAGCCGCAGCCAAAGCCCGGCTCTTATTGGAAGCCATTGCCTGATGGCGGTTACATGCTGATCAAAAACAACTTCCGTCGTCCGGTTGGTACTTACTGATGGCAATTACAGCAGGCGGCGACGGATCCTTTCAAGATATGGATGCACTGGCAGCCGAAGAGGCGAAGATTGAACAGGCGAAATCTGACCTGATTGATGAGCGCTCCGGCGAATCCGGTGAGTTGATCATGGGCAAATACGGCAGCCAGGATGAACTGATTGCTGCTTTCAAATCACTGCAAGGTGAATACAGCAGGCTGAAGGGTGGCAACGCTCAAGCCGAAGCCCAGCCCGAGGCCCCATCTGTATCGGAGGAAGCTCCACCCCCACAGCCCCAGGAGCAGCAGCAAGAGCAGCAGCAAGAGCAGCCTTCGGCCGAGCCCAATGGGATCGCACCGGAGAAAGCTCAAGAGGTTGTGCAGGCGATCTTCAAGCAGACAGGAGGCGAAGCCAAGTATCAGGCGATGTCCGCCTGGGCGGCCAAGACCATGGACGACGCTTCTGTTCTGGCATTCAACGATGCCATCCAGTCCGGGGAGGTAGGGCGTGCGCTCAACGCGGTGAAGGCCTTGCAGTACGACTACATGACGGCGACGGGCTATGAGCCGAAGCTGATTGGTGGGCGGGCTCCGACATCGGAGGGGGTCAAGGGATTCCAAAGTGAAGCTCAAGTTGTTGCTGCAATGTCAGACCCTCGTTATCAAAACGGGCCTAAACAGGATCCTGCTTATGTGCGTGAGGTTGAACAACGACTGGCAGCAAGCGCAATCTTTTCCTGAGCGCTGTTGTGCCCTATAAAGGAGGCAGATCTGACACCACAAGGTCTGCCTTTGGCCCTCTGAGGAGACACCCAAGGTGCAGCGATTGGTGAGAAACACCATCTCATTGTCAATCAACTGCAAACCTTGCTATTTGAATCGTGGCAACTGACCCGATTGTTTTGAACCGCCTTGGCGTAATTAAGGGAGACGCCGGGGACTGGTCGAAAGACAACGCCCTGTTCTTGAAAGTTTTCAGCGGGGAAGTGCTGACTGCTTTCAAGCGCACATGCGTGTTTGGCGACATGGTGATGAAGCGCTCGATTTCTTCGGGCCGATCTGCACAGTTCCCTGTGACTGGTCGCTTCAGCGCCACCAGCGTGACTCCGGGCGCTTTCATCCAAGGCCAGGAGCAGATGCAGCAGAACGAGGTGACTATCAGGATCGATGACTACCTGACTGCTGCGGCGGACATCCACTCGCTTGACGAAGCCAAGACGCATTTCGAGCAGCGCAGCATCTACAGCACTGAATTGGGTGAAGCCCTCTCTCGCGCTATTGACAAGCGCCTTGCGCGTCTTCTCGCCATTGGTGCCCGCACCTCCACCGGTGACTTGACTGCCAACAAGCCGAATGCAGCTGATGCTCCATTCCGCACTGGCACGCAGATTGACCTGGCGAAAGCCACTCCAACCAGCAACGATCTGGTGGCAGCTGTCTTTACTGCGGCCCAGGAGCTGGACAAGAAGGACATCAGCCGTGACAACCGCGTTTTGGTCTGCAGCCCGGATGAGTTCTACACCTTGATCCAGTCAGATCGAGCTGTGAACTTTGACTTCAACCAGCAGGGGGCCAACGGCTCTTACAAGGAAGGTCAAATTGCCAAGCTGGCGGGATTCTCGATCTACAGCAGCAACCACATTGCCCAAGGGAATGCGTCTGCAGACCCCGGTGAGGCAGGCTTTGTCTTTAATGGCACTGTTGATGACTCTGCTGTTGACATGACTAACACCAAAATGCTTGCGTTCCAACGTAATGCTGTTGGTGTTGTCACCCTGAAAGACATCCAGATGTCAATGACGGGTAACGATTACGATGTCATGTATAACGCCACGAAGCTCAAAGCTCAGCTGGCGTATGGAGCTGGCGTTCTTCGGCCTGAGTGCTGCGTCGAAGTGATCAACTCTCTCTGAGTGATTCTCACAGGGTTTAATCACTGGCAAGATGGGGGCAGGAATGCCCCCTTTTTTATTGGAGGTTCACGGTGATTCAACCAATTAGATGGGTGAACCGATGACAATTATCGAAGCAATCAACACGCTGCTGTCTGTGATTGGGGAGGCTCCGGTTGCCAGCCTTGCCGATACAGAGACGAACACCATCAGCGATGCCGCCTTGGCGTCTCGCACGCTGAATGAAGTCAGCCGAGACGTGCAGGCCGAGGGGTGGCAGTTCAACACTGACACCGATGTGGCCCTGCAGAGGGACGCGCAGAACCAGTTCCCGCTGCCGGGCAATGTGTTGAGAGCCAGCTTCTCTCCCAACCAATATCCAGATTGTCAGTTTGTTGTCAGGGGTAGTCGCGTCTACGACCGGTCGGCGCAGAGCTATGCCATCGAAGATCTGCAGACGATCGTGGTTGCCCGGATGGTTGTGCAGCTGGACTGGGACGATCTTCCCCACGCTGCCCAGCAATACATCGTGATTCGAGCTGCACGGATCTATTCGGATCGGTTCATCAACAGCAACGTGATCTATTCCTACACATCGCAGGATGAGGCCTATCACCGGGCGCAGCTGATCAGAGCGGAGGAGGCGTCACTCAGTAACAACATGCTGTGGGGGAATGATCGAGGCATTGGCCAAGGACTTGGCTACATCCCGGCAGCTGGCCTTCGGTATCGGAGCAACTGATGGCACGATCAAAGAGCTACATCAGCCCCAGGCAAGGAGTCGCCAACGCGGCCACCCCGATCCACGAAACGATGGACACGCTGGTGCAGGGCGTCAGCCAGCAGCCTGGGCACCTTCGGCTGCCTGGCCAGGCAGAGCTGCAGGAGAACGCCTGGAGCAGCCCTGTCGAGGGGCTTACGAAGCGGAACCCGGCGATGCTGGAACTCCTGTTTCTGGATCGTGCGCTGGACAACTTCTATCTGGAGATGTTCAGGCTGGGAACCGAGAGCTATTTCTTTCTGCTCTACCCCCACGTCAACTTCGACAACAATCAGCAGCTGTTGCTGTCGGTCAGAAACAACAACGGGGTTGCCGTCGTCCCCAAGGTTCATGGCCCCGGCCTGACTGTTGACAGCCAGACAGGGCTGGTGACGATTGAGAACACCAGCTACCTGTGGGCCGATCCCTACAGCGATGGCAAACCGTTTCTGTTTGAGCGTTACTCGCTGGTCAACTCAGCCAATGGCGACGGTTCCCTGCTGAACCGGACAGTTGAGACAGCGATGGATGCAGCGTTGACACCAGCACGGGAGAACAACGGGATCGTGTTCATCCAGGCGGTGCAATACCAAGTGAGCTACGAGCTGACCCTGAATTACAACGGGACGGCGACAACAGTGCCGGCGTTCGTGACGCCTGCTGCTACTGACACCAACAACACAATCAGCACGTCGCTGGTAGCAGCCGGCCTGACAAACAGCATCAATGCGATCAGCGGGTGGTCAGCAACACAGAGCGACTATGTGATCGAGGTGAAGAGGGACGACGGAGAGCCCTTCACGATGAACATGAATGACGGGCGCTCGAACGTGTTGGCCCGTGCCTTCACCGATAGGGTGTCAGTCATTTCGGAGCTTCCTCTTCGAGCACCGCAGGACTATCTGGTGAACGTCGAGAGCGATCCCAACACCGATGTTGATGATCGGTGGTTGAGCTTCACGACGCTTGACGGTTCAGACCTGGGCGAGGGTGCATGGTCTGAAGCTCCGGCCCCTGGCATCCCGTTCAAGATCAACGAAAACACGATGCCGTATCACGTTCGACGTGAGGCGGTGGATGACATTTGGGTAGGGCCTGCGGATGGATCCACGCAGACATCAGGCAGCGATTCGTATCAGTTTCCTCAGTGGGGACAGCGTTCAACCGGCAACGAGCAGACGGTGCCAACGCCTGACATCATTGGCGCTGCGCTAAGGGATCAGGTCTTTTTCCGTGAGCGGTTTGTTCTTGCGGGAGGAGACATCGTTCAGTTCAGCGAAGTTGGCGACGGGTTCAATTTCTTTCAGGACAGTGTTCTGCAGCTGACGGACCAGGACGGCTTCAGCGTGAAGTGCGTCAGCGAGATCAGCAGTGATCTTCAGTGGATCCTGCCGATCGATGAGACGTTGCTGATCTGGTCAACGACCAGTCAGTTTCAGGTCAGGTCTGCTGACAGTGAAGCGCTGACGGCAACGACAGCGGTAGTGGTGAGGCTGAGCAACATCGTGATGAATCAGCTGGTCAAGCCCAAGCTGGCCGCGGCCAAGGTGTTGTTTTCCACTGAGGAATATGGCTACAGCCACGTCAGGGAGTATGACTTCTTCAGCAACAGGCAGGCCCGGCTGGGACTGAACCTGGGGGGGAGCAATGACATCACGTTGAATCTGCCGAAGTACATCAACGGGTTGATCACTCACTGGGATGTAAGCGAGGCATCCGATTACGCGGTGGCCCGGACCCCAGAAGATCCCAACTGCCTGTATGTCTACAAATACCAATGGAGTGCAGCGTCGGCTGGCTTGCAGAAGGTGCAGGCCAGCTGGAGCAAATGGCGGTTTGGCGGCGACGTGCAATGGGTCAAGTTCATGGAGAACGACCTGCGGATGATCGTCACCTTTCCAGATCGAACTGAGTTGCAGGTCATCAAAGCGGACGAGCTGGTTGATCCGGGCAAAGCGATCGAGATGCTGTTGGATCGACAGCTGCTTTATCCAGAGGTGAATAGCAACATCTACACAACAGACAACATCAGCGCCACTTACGACAGCGTGGAAAACAAAACCACTTTTACGTTGCCGTTCCCTGCGCCGCCAGGGGGCAAGACCCAAGCGGTGACGATCTTCACCGGTTCCAGCCAAGCCAATGAGGGATTGCTGCTGGGCGAGACGACGACAACCACGCTCAAGTGTTCGGAGCCAGGTGATTGGCGCAATGCCTTAATTGCCTTTGGCGAGCCCTACCAATTCAGGTACGAGTTCAACAAGGCCTATCTTCCTGAAGTGAACCAGGCAAACAATCGGAGAGTGGGGAAGTTGACCGGCCGGACACAGTTGCTGACCTGGGAAGTTCACCACCGCGACACTGGTTTTTATCAAGTGAGGGTGAGCAGAAAGAACCGCGAGAAAGATAGTGTCTCGTCATTCATTGCCAGAGTCCCTGGAGTGACGAACAACAGGCTGGATACGGAAGGAGAAGTGATTGACACTGGCTCATTCCGGGTGCCTGTTTATAGCCGAAACACTGATTGCTCAATTAGTGTCGAATCAGATTCCTGGCTGCCTGTGACCATTTCGGCTGCGTCATGGGAGGGAACATTCTCCGATCGATCGAAGGGGTAAGTCATGGCGTTTCCTTTTGTGGCTGTAGCGAGTGCTGCGTTGGGCATTGGTGGTTCATTGCTTGGGGCAAGCAGCGCGGAGGAAGAGCGGAAAGCTCGGAATGAAGCGAAGAAGCAACAGTTCAAAGATCAGCGCTCAGCGGCGCTTACGGGAGTCAAAATCCAGGATCAAGAGAACGACCTGAGATACGCCTGGGATCTGGCGCAGACCGAAGCGTTGCGATACCAGGACAAGCAAGCGAAGGCTGATTTTGAGTTCCGGCAAGGCCGGCTGACAGAAGCAGCGCTGAAAAATCTGGAGATCAACGAGCAGGCGATCTTCGATCAATACGAGATTTCAGAGAACCTGCGGATGGAGCAGGACTCCATGGCGTTGGCGTTCGAGACGGACCAGCTGGGCCTTGAGGCGAACGATGCTGCGCGTGGTTACATGACTGCGATCAAAGACAACGCGCTGCAGGCTGAACAGTTTGCAATGTCGCAGAACCGGCAGATCGAGACGCTGATTCAGAACCAAGTTTTTGAGGGTCAACTGGAGACGTTGGAACGTGACATCCAGTTTGCTGTTGCATTGGCAGAGCGAGGCCAAACCAAAGCCAGTGCGTTGGACCGCGGCGTTTCAGCCAGCACGGCACGGGCGCTGCAGCAAAACACAGCGAAGGCCCTGGGCCGGAGCTATGGCCAGCTCAAGATCAGGCAGCAACAGCGGCAGTCCAGCCTGGCGACGATGAATGCGACGATGCAGGGGGAGACGGCGAAGGGCTTGGCGCGATATGCGTTGTCAAACCAGCAGGCGCTGGGGGATGCACAGTCAAGCAACCAAGGCTTCCGGCAGAAAGGCCAATATGTCCTTGATCAATTCCAGAAGCTGACGCTGCCTGGCTATGGCCTGGCAGCGCGACAGGGCCAGCGAGAGCTTGATTCGTTGTTCCTGCGGACGCAGGGGCAGCTGGACGAAGCCTCAATGCCTTACCGAGAGTCGATCATCTTTGACCCACAGAAACCGCTGCCAGGTCTTTATCCAGTGGTGGCACAACCCACTTACGAGAAGCCACAAAGCACAGGCAGCGTAAT